CACCATTGATCTCCGTAAGCATCTCAGGAATAAATCTAGCCATGTTAAAAGTCCTCAAAAATTAAAATTACTAAATAAATGTAGATCACGAGATTGCACTCTCTATCTACTCTAACATAAGGAACTATGCCAGCATGTATATTTATACACTCAACAAAAAAGATCTTGAAATCTTTGAATCCCTAAAAACCCATATTGTAGACACATCAATCCTAGAACCAATTGATACCGATTGTTCTGGGAAAAACAATGCAATGTATGGAAAATCCCAATCTGAATACCAAAAAGAAATTCAATCAGAATTGATGAAAAACAAAGTTGTAGTTAAAGATCAATTCGGTAACATATCGAAAGTATCCAAACATGACCCAAGATTTCTTTCGGGGGATCTTGTGGGAATAGCAAAAGGTAAAATTGCAGTTAAAGACTCACAGGGTAACAAATATTTGATAGATAAAACTGATTCAAGATATATCTCTGGAGAACTAGTCGGTGTTGCCAAGGGTATATCTTATAAACAAAAAGTTCCAAGTCCACTCAAAGGTACATTCTTAGTTAAAGATAGAGATGGCAATATGTGTAGAGTAACAAAAACTGATCCAAGATATCTTGATGGCACTCTTATACATTTTAACAAGAAATTTTAAAAATCTTCTAACTCTTCTAGTAAAAGTTTGCATCGATGGTTAGCAAGATAAGTCATAATCTTCATCTTATCTTTGACAGGTTTACTATTTATATAAGCTGTGATAACGTCTTCTTCGATATCTGGTGGGATGTGATCAAAGTCAACCAACACCGAATTGCGTTGCCAGTTGCGACGTTCGTCATCGTTCTTGCATGCCAGAAAGCCATTCTCAATAAACTCTTGAAGTCGCTTGGCACTTACTGGCTTTTGACGCTCGCCTTTAACGAATACGTCATCGGCTGAAAGAATGTTTGGAATACCATCATCACCAGCTTTAACAATGTGAGTAATCTTTTTCTCATGAAGTTCTTTCATGGTGGTCTTGATGTACTTCTTTTGCATCGGTGACCACTGAGTTACGTTGTTATACTTTTGCAGTTGGATGAAGTCGCCATCTGACGAAAGTACCAGAACCTTTTGTGGCTCTTCCACTAATCCCTGTTGAACCAGTGCATTCTCTTGCGAGTACTTTGCAAGCACAGCAATGATGTCATCTGCTTCCGCACGATCAAGATGAAGAACCCTGTAGGGAAAATTCTCAACAAGGTCATTGCGTAACTGAGACAACGTATCAAAGATCAAAGTCCAGTTAAGGTCTGATGCATCACGTTGTTTCTTGCGACCAGCTTTGTAGTGCTCAAAGAATTCTCTGCGCCAGTACTTACGACCATCGCAACAGATAACCATCTCACCATACTCATTGCTGTATTTCTTCTTGTAATATTTCAGCGTAGATAAAGTAGTATGACGAATGAGATTAATGATCTCAGCCTCAGAGCCACGTGTCAGTTCTGCCTTGAATGACAGGAAGTTTGCCAGTGCTACTTGGCTGTAATCAACTAGAATCATTTTGCTTCTCTCATTTTGTTTTGCAATTCTTCATAAACTTTGTTTTCAATATTGTACTTCCACTGTGTGGCATCTGCTTCATAATCAAAATGAGGACTCAGGTGCATTCCTGTTTCATCATCTACATAGTAGTATGTTATGTTGACGTCATCGCAAACGAGTCTCATGATAACTCTTTTATTTCTTTGCGTTGCTGTGCAACTATCAATTCCAATTCTTCAATTCGTTTAGTTGCACGAGCAAGTTGCTGTTCGAGTTCAGCCATGCGGTTACCCATGGCTAAGATGGCTTCGGTTTCTAGTTGTTGCACTGTTTTCATTGGAACACTTTCAATAGGATACATTCTTCATTGATACGACCATTGACCTTTTGCTCTTGCGTGGTCAACCCCTTAAATGCCTGATTCAGCGGACGTTTGGTCAGCGTTGCAAACACACTTACCTGCTCTGGCTTACGCATTGTCTTGGATCCAGAGTTATCAGGATCGTAACCAACGATGCTTGTACCTTTGACAGACAAACCCTTTGGATCTGCTGCACGATACACCTGCAGTTTGCGATACTTGGAATTAAAGACCCAAAGTTCCTGAGCATTGATAATGCCAGTGGGTGATACAGACTTTACTGCGTATTCGGTATCTTCTTTTTTGTACTTCATCTTGGCAACGATAACGCCAGCTGGCTTTTCTTTGCGTTGACGTGGCTTGCGTGTTGCCTTGGCTACCTGAACCTGCGCACCTGCTGCATCAATGATTGACTGATACAATGCTGCCAGTTTCTTCAGCTTGGCTTTCTTGAAGTTGGAATAACCTTCAACCAGTTGCTCATCTTTACCTTCGATGGCTTCTTCAATTTCCTCTACGCTCTTGACGTAGAATGAACCGATGATCTTAGCCACTGGTCCTGACGCATTCAATCGCTTCATGAGATCTTTGGCATCGAATGTTTTGTCCTCAAGAACAAAGTCATCGATTGCACCATCAAACTCACCAGCCAGTTCACGTGCCTTGGCTTCAATACGTTCTTGAAGTGATACAACAGTTGCCACTGGTTTGTCGTCTTTGACTATAACCTTCACTGGCTCTGGCTTTTGAGTCAATGCGGTAAGCACAGCTGTTCGTTCTTTTAGGAATGCGAGTTCTTTAATTCCAACTGGTTGTTCACGCATGATCAAACGTGCGATGATACCAGCATGCCTAAACAACTGAGCATCCAACTTCAACAATGCCACTGCTAATTTCTTATCAGTCTGCGCTATGTAAGAGACAAACCATTTTTGTTTGTCCTTGTCATCATTTTCTGAGTTGTAGTGATTCAACACCATAATGAGAGATGATGTGTAACGATCACCCTCAGTTAGCGTTGGCTCACCAGCACCCAACAGTCGTTCGGCTAATTGTTTACGTTTCAAAGTATTCGACATTTATCGCTCCAGTTTATAATATAATTATACATGAGAACCGAATTAAAGTCAAGCGATAACCCTCAATCCTGTAGGGTTATTTGTTCTTCCGAAAATCAACAAGTCCACGAACCCACATACCCAACAGGACGATTGCAGCCCATGTTTGCCATGTGTAAGCGATTGCAAGTGCTGGGAACAAAGTGTTCAATGCCCAGATTGTTAGCAGTGGTCCAAAGATTAGAAAGAAAATAACCAATACCACTAAACCTAAGATTGCGAATGTTTTCATTGCGACTGCCCTTGTACAATTGTTTCATAGAGATCCTCGAATTCTTCATGCGAGGCAACTTCTTCACTGAAGTTTTGTTTGTGATATACACGTGCCATCTTGTTCAATGTTTTCTTGGACAATTGAAACTCAGCTGACATTTCCTTTACGGATTCTTTAATGTAATCACGTTCTGCTTCGATACGTGTCATGCTACCAGAAATTTCTGCCAGCATCTTTTTGATCTTCTCACGATCAGCAGGAGATGAAATAGATTGTGTCATAGCCACTCGATATGTGTTAGGGTTGAAGTTTTAAATGAACGCCATTCGTTGATACTCAAATCGAATACCTGAACAGCATCACCAGTTGTCTTGGTACCAGTGCCAGTTGGAACCATATCCGCAGGGATCTTACTGAAGTCACGAGTGCAATGCATATTGCGACTTGTTCCATCTTTCTTGGTAAAGGTTACATTGATTTCTTTCTCAGAGAGATACTCTTTAAACCAATCTACAAATTCATCTGATGTAATCAGTTCCTCTAAGTTTGTGCCAGACGCTTTTGCGATGGCAATAAAATCCATACCACTGTTACTTGTTAAGTTCATTTTTCACTCCATTAAAATAATCACAAATCATCATAAGTTGTTTCTTCTCTAGGAAGAATTCTTTCTTGTTTTCAATCTCTTGGTTCTTCCAGATAGATTTTGAAACAATCTTTAGGTGGTACATTCCTGGTGGCTGTGGAATTTCTTCACAGGTAAAATGTACCCCATATTCTTCACTGAATCCAATTTCAAGTATTTCTTTCATATGCAACTCCATGTTCTGTGGTCTTCAGCCACATGCTCTAGTCCGTCGTATTCAGCAATGTGCCACTTAACATCAACTGGCACTTCAACGATGCGAATGTCTGCTGCGAAACCATTTACGTCTTCACCCATCTCTTGGATGACTGCAATCAAATCGGGATCAGCACGATCCTTATAAAACTCATAATCACTTAGGTAGTGTTCTTCATCACCAGCATGACCAGCGTTGTAGTAGTTGTCACCCATGAATGTGGACTCACCCTTTACCTTTTCGAATGCAATACCCTTACGAGCAAGCAATTTCTCGAATGCTGTATCGGAGAGTCCAAACCCACCAAAGCATGTGTTAATAGCTATTTTTTTCATACGTACTTCTTTCTTAGTTGTAGTAACTTCGCTCGATATCATACGAGGTCTTAGCAAAGCTGCAATCTGAGTCATCGTTATCTCTCAAGTTAGTTGGATCAATCACAAGTATACCATTAGATTGATTTAAAGTCAATCTTGGATCAGTTCTTTCGTTAGCGCAAGAGAATTCTTCAATGCTCTTTCTGCAACACGCAAGCCATATTCCATCTCATATCTTTGTTGCTTTAACAAACGAATTTCATTTAAACTTTCTTGATAGTTGTCATACAAATCCAAGACATCTTTTTCCAGTTTTCCAAGAAACACTTCAACATCAACTTCAGTGACCCATGAGCCATCTTGAAGTTTGATATGACCATCACGAATACGAAATTCATCTGTCCATCGTTCATTCATCTTGTAGTCTGGCATTGGAATACGAATAACTCCGCTAGTTTTATTGCGGATCAATGCCAGCGTTTCTGCGATTGATTCTTTACTATAAAACATTATTCATCTCCTTCATCAGATTTATATTGTTCTTCACGACCACCCATAGCTGCATGAATATCGCAAAGAGTTGTATGCCAGCCATCAGTGTATGTTTTTCCTGGATTACCACATTGGTCACAGGTGCGATAACTCATACTCTCAGCAAAACTAATATATTGATAATGTTTATCAGTTGCTGCTTGAACATAGAAACGCAACCCACCGAACTTTTCCTTTACCTGAACAGCAACTGGAACCTTTAATGTTTCTTCATCTAGTCTTGCTTTGGCTTCGTCAATGTGTTCTTGAGTGATAAAGTCTTTACTACTTTCCCATCTTGGTTGATTAACTTTATCTTTGATAAAATCATAACGACTCTTGGCTTGACGATAATCACTAGTCAATAGTCCACAAAGAACATCAATGATGTTATACCAACCATCACCATGATCAAAACCCCAGCACATGGCTGTGTTCATCATATTCTCATTGCGATCTTTAAAGATCAGCGGATACTTTGCACACAGTGCTTCATCTAATTCTTTACGCATAGTCTGCTTCCTTTTTAAAATTAAATACAGGCAGTTCTTTCTTTTTGGAAACGACAACTCGCATCCGATATTTTGGAGTGCGCAAGTCCTTCGCAACTAGGTTGCGTGGTTTTTTGATTTTAAGTTTTATCTTCATAACTCAATTATACTCCAAAAATGAATTTCCGTAAAGCACTTTCCAAACTACCTCGAGATGCGCAACTCTGCATCAGGATTGTCCCAGCATGCATTGCGATAGTTGTATACAAACTTTTCCAATCCTTCGTAACTACCCCATCCATTATCTGGATCGAATTTCTTAAAGTGTTCAGGATCTGCCATCAGGATGTTCCAACCTTCATCAAGCAAATCCACAATGTCTTCGGCTTTATTCAAACCAACCATTTCATCTGGACGCCAGAGAACCTGATACAGTGTCATACCATTGGACAACTTTACCTCGGAAGCCATCTTGCCGAGATTGTGCGTAATGTTTCCGCTGTACACAGAACATGGTTGTGTAACCATTAGATCAACATCAAGACTCATAATACACCTTTATTTCATTACCCTGATAATCCTTAACCTTAATCTGCCCCTTACCCATCCTAAGAAGAAACTCATTAATAAATGATACAGGAACTTTATAATTAAACTCTACACTGGGAGTCTTAGTGACAATTATTGTAGAAGTGGTATCATATGTAATCATTCTTCAACTCCGAAATGTTCTTCAATCGCAACGGCACAATTGTCTCTGTCTGCTTTCAAAGCATAATGATTAGGTTGATCTCGGCATACTTGGGCACATTCCCGCACAATCAACTCGGCGAACTTTGACTCATATGCTTCCGACCAGAA